TGAGAAGGCCATGCACCCAGGCAAGCCCCTAACCAAAATGCGTAAGGGTGGACCTACATCAGAGATGATGAAGAAGATGGGTCGCAACCTTGCTCGTGCTCGCAACCAAGGATAAGCCATGGCTAAATACTCCATGAAGATGGGCGGCAAGGAAGTTGGATCTGCTGCTGTATATGCGGTCCCACATACCATGACAGGTGCTAAGGTGGTTGCATCTACGAACCCTGGCAAAGAGATGCCTTACAACATGGTGCCTAACTGGCAACCAACGGCAGGTGTCGCCATGAATCCTAATACGCAGGTTAAGACAACCGGTATTAAAATGCGTGGTACGGGTGCTGCGACCAAGGGCGTGATGAGCAGAGGGCCGATGGCGTGAACTATTCAGAGCTTGTAACAGCGGTCCAAGATTATTTAGAGACCACTTTTACAACGGCGGACATCAATACGATGATCCGTCAGGCTGAACAACGGATATTTAATTCGGGTCAGCTTGCTAGTTTGCGTAAGAATGTTGTAGGGAGTTGCACGGCAAATAATAAGTATTTGCAGTGTCCTGATGATTTCTTATCGGTGTACTCGATGGCAGTATATCCGCCAAATGGCGGAGATTATTTGTACCTGCTGAATAAAGATGTGAACTTCATCAGGGAAGCATATCCAAATCCTACGAGTACAGGTAAGCCTGAGTATTACGCAATCTTTGGGCCGAGTTCAGTGACGCCTACGGAGTTGGTATTCATTCTGGGGCCGACACCTGATTTGGCTTATAACGTAGAGCTTCATTATTATTACTACCCAACATCTATTGTCCAGCGGTCCATTGCGTCGGTAGAGATAACCAATCCCGGCTTTTACTATGTTAATGGCACGTACTTTGATGTGCCTTTATCTAATGTGACTGGAGATGCTGGCGTATCTGGAGAGACGGCCAGGGCGACAATAACGGTTACCAACAATGAAGTATCGAATGTGGTGATCACGAACCCTGGTTGTTACTACGTACAGAATGCCTTATTGACGGTTAACAATAGTTACCTTGGCAATGACGGTACGGATTTAGAGATCAGGGTACTTACAGTTAACAACGCCCAAGGCACAAGTTGGCTTGGTGATAACTTTGACTCGGTATTGTTGTATGGCACGTTAATGGAAGCCTCAACATTCTTGAAGGCCGAGCCGGATCAGTTAGCTAATATTCAAGGTAGATATAAAGAGTCGCTGATGCTTGTTAAGCGCCTTGGTGATGGTCTTGAGCGTATGGATTCATACAGGTCAGGCCAAGTGCGTGATAAGGTGGTGTAATGGCAATTATCCAGACCCTGACAACAAGCTTCAAAGTTGAGTTGGCCCAGGGTCTTCATAACTTTACGACGGGCACGGGCGATGTCTTTAAACTGGCCTTATACACCGCCAACGCGGATCTCGGTGCCTCAACGACTACGTACACAGCAGCAGGTGAAGCCAGTGGAACCAATTACACCGCTGGCGGGATCGTGCTCACAAACATCACACCAAGCTTTCAAGGAACTACTGCGTATTGGTCTTTTGAAACAGCCACATTCACCAACGTCAGCTTGACAACGAATGGTGCTTTGATTTACAACACCAATGGAAATAGATCCGTTTGTGTTTTAAACTTCGGGGTTAATATCACTAAATCGGCTCAAAATCTGGTCATTACATTTCCAGCAGATGATGCCACTAACGCAATTATGAGGATTGCATAATGGAAAAAGCTAAAGCTCAAGACCTGACATCAAGTGGGTTGATTGCTAACACATCTTCTGCTGAAGGCCTTGTGGCGCTTGGCAGGTTTACGTTTGAGTGCATTGGCGCTGACGGCAAGGTCAAGTGGGTTGAAGAGACTCCCAACCTTGTGGTTAACGTAGGCCTCCAGTATATGGCTGGTACAAGCCTTGATGGTTCAACGGCACGAATCACATCTTGGTTTGTCGGCCTGAAGGGATCGGGTACACCTGCTGCGGGTGACACGCTTGCTACACATGGCACATGGTCAGAGCTTGCTGCTGGTACGGCTTATACGGGTAACCGTCCGGCTGCTACGTTTGCTGCTGCAACCACGGCCAACCCTTCGGTAGTGACTAATTCGGCAAGCAAGGCATCGTTTGCAATTATTGCAACGAACACGGTGGCTGGTGCTTTTTTGTGTAGCGCAGCAAGTGGCACATCGGGAACCCTGTTCTCGGCTTCTGACTTTACGGGTGGTAGCCGTTCGGTTGTAAACGGCGATACGCTCCAAGTAACCTACACCTTCAGCTTGTCAGCATGACATGGCATTTGTCGTTGCGGACCGTGTACAAGAAACTACGACAACCACAGGCACTGGCACAGTAACACTAGCCGGTGCGGTTACGGGGTTTCAATCGTTTTCCGTTGTAGGCGACGGAAACACGACCTTTTACACCATTGCCGACCAGTCCGGGTCCAACTGGGAAGTAGGCATTGGGACGTACACATCATCAGGAACGACATTAGCCAGAACCACGGTACTGTCTTCCAGTAATGCTGGGAGTCTTGTTAACTTTGGTGCAGGGACAAAGAACGTCTTTGTGACGTATCCGGCGAGCCGGTCGGCCTGGGGATTAACGGCTGGTGCAAACATCACGCTTGCCACGGGGAATGGGACTACGACCATTTCTGCGGCGTCGGCGGGATCGGCCATTATCCTTGAGTCCAAACAGACAATCACATCAAGCTACGCGTTAACGTCAGGGTATAACGGTATATCCGTTGGTCCTGTATCAATAGCATCAGGCGTGGCTGTAACGGTGCCATCCAATGCTAAGTGGCTGATTGTGAATACGTCGCCGGGAGCGCTTCCTGTAGCAAGTGGTGGTGGCATTATGAACGCGATGATTTGGGGATAACAAATGGCCGCACCTAATTTAGTTTCACCGACCACCATTAACGGCAAGACCGTTCAGGTTAATTTATCAACAACATCTGCGACTTCAGTATTAAGTAATGCTGCAAGTTCAGGCAAGGTGTTAAAAGTTAATGCCTTGTATGTTGCTAATACAACGGCTTCACCGGCGAATATCACGATCAATCAATACTCGGCGGCTGCGTTAGGTGGTACGGCTTATCCGATTGCTTCTACGGTGGCGGTCCCCGGCAATGCTACGTTAGTGGTCATTGACAAAGACGCTTACGTTTACCTAGAAGAGAACACATCATTAGGGGCGACCGCAGGTACAGGATCTGCCTTGCAGATTGTTTGTTCTTACGAAGATATTAGCTAGGAGGTTCTATGCCGCGTGGTAACGGCGGGGTTATAGGCCCAGCAAATATTCCGACAACCGCATCTGCAAAGGGTGTCTGGTCGCTTGTAGAGCAGATGATTGCCAAAAGTCAGGGCATCTGGCCTGTCACAGGCTACACCGTCATCCAAACCTTTACAGCTACCTCTACGTGGACTTGCCCTGCTGGGGTGACAGAGGTTGAGTATTTGGTAGTGGCAGGTGGTGGAGGTGGTGGAAGATCAATCGGTGGTGGGGGTGGTGCTGGTGGGTTTAGGATGGGAACAGGTTTAACTGTTTCATCTACTGGAGGACCAAACTCGGATGGAACCTACACCATAAATGTTGGGGCTTCAGGTTCTGGTGGCGCTCATTCGTTTAGCTCTGATGGTGGAAGCGGAGGTGATTCGTATATTCAAGGCGCTCCAATTACCGCAAGCCCATCGGCTCCCGGAAATCCATACGCAAATGCTTTAGTTGCTTTTGGAGGTGGAGGTGGTGGTGCGTATGTTACTACTGGGGCTTCAAGAAGCGGTGTAAATGGTGGTTCAGGAGGCGGTGGTAGCGCCGGAGATACAACAGGTGGTAATGGTGGCACTGGTAATACACCAACAACACCTTCTGGCGCTCCTAGCCCATATAACGCCAATCAAGGAACTAATGGTGGAGCCGGTAGAAGCGGATCAAGCCCGTGGTTGGGCGGCGGTGGCGGTGGTTCTGATACAGCAGGCGTAGCAGCAACCTCAACCAATGCAGGAAACGGTGGCTCTGCTATTCCTAGTTCTATCACAGGCGCATCAGTAGCTTACGCTGGCGGTGGAGGTGGTGGCGCTCATGCTTCCCCCGGAGTTGCTGGTTCAGGTGGTTCTTCTATAGGTGGGGCAGGCGCAATTACAGGCGGTGCAACAGGTGGTTCTGGTTCTTCAACTGCCGGAAACGGAAGTACCAATACAGGTAGCGGTGGCGGCGGCGCTGGATACAACGCAGGCTCAAGCGGCTCCGGCGGCTCCGGTATCGTCATCCTCAAGTACACCGTTGCTAGCCAAACCGTCTTTGTGTTCAAAGGCACGACTACGTGGAAATGTCCTACTGGTGTGACCTCTGTTGACTACCTTGTGGTTGCAAGCGGCGGTGGTGGTGGTGCTAACGCAGGCGGTGGTGGTGGAGCCGGAGGTTATAGAACAGGCACAACGACTGTATCAGCAAACGCTGATTACACAATTACAGTTGGTGCTGGAGGAAGTAACGGCGGCACTACATCTCCTGTTACCTCTGGCGGTAGCGGTAATTTATCTTCTATAGTTGGCGGCACAAGTCCTAGTGCATTTGCTTCACCGGGAATCGTTTCTGCTGGAGGTGGAGGTGGAGGTTATGGAGATCAAGGTGGGGGGAATGTAGCAAATGGTGTTGCTGGCGGTTCTGGCGGTGGTGCTGGTGGCGCTAGTGGAACAAGCAGATCAGGAGGGGCAGGGGATACGCCTTCTACTTCTCCAGCGCAGGGAAATACCGGAGGAAGCAATTTTACAAGCGGCGGTAATTATGGCGCTGGCGGCGGCGGCGGTAGCGGTGGTATTGGTTCTAATGGCAGCAGTTCTTCAGGTGGTAACGGCGGAGCAGGCACTACAGTTAGTGCTGCTTTAGGCGGCGGGACTTATGCTGGTGGAGGTGGAGGTGGATCATACGCAGGAGGGGGCGGGGGTACTGGAGGGTCAAGCATTGGAGGCAATGGTTCTGGGACTACTTCAGGGTCAAATGCGCCGTCTGCTAATACTGGTTCTGGCGGTGGCGGTGGTGCTAGAAGCGGCCCCGGAACTGCATTTGCAGGAGGAAATGGTTCTTCCGGTATCGTAATCATCAAAATCAATCAATAACATGACTACAAAAGTTTATAAGTTTCTGGGAATAGACACAGCTATGCACCTACTACGCCCCGGTGCGAAGTGGGAAATCAGCAACAACGTATTCACACGTTGGGATGATCCTAGACCTTGTCCGAGTATTGAAGAAGTTTATTGGGTTATCGACAAGATCAGAGAGTTTGAAGATTCAATCCCTACGATCTGGCTACCTGAACAGTTAGAAGAGATGGGCATCAAGCAAAAGGAAATCGAAGATGCAATTGCATAATCTCTTTCCGACACCTGTAGGCTTTGCTGAACTAGGTCGCCCATTAAGCGATGAGGAGTTGTTCTTCATCCGTGAGTTACAGACAAGGCCTAATCAGGGAAATACGACAAGCACTGATAACTTCGTACTTCGTAGCCCTGTACTGACAAACCTACGTTCGTTCATCGAGGATGCTGTAGGCGAATACTTCAAGTCCACAGTCAATCCTAAGCACAATGTAAGCCTTAGAGTCACGCAAAGCTGGTGCAACTATAGCGAGCAAGGTCAGTACCACCACAAACACGCTCATCCTAATAGTTACATCTCAGGTGTGTTCTATGTTCAGACCAACCCTGATGACAGGATTTACTTTTACAAAGATGGCTGGCAGCAGATTAAATTCCCTCCGGCGGATTGGAATTCGTGGAATAGCGAGTCTTGGTGGTTTGAGGCGAGCCAAGGCAAGTTGATTCTTTTTCCTTCGTCCTTGACTCACATGGTTCCAGAGGTCAAGGGAGATAATGTGCGTATATCGCTAAGTTTTAATACCTTCCCTGTTGGAACAGTCGGGGAAGAAATGGATCTAACCGGATTGAAATTGGAGGCTTAGATGGGCCATTACGCGAAAATTGACGATAACAACGTTGTGACCCAGGTGGTTGTGGTGGATAACAAGGACATGTCGGACGCTAGTGGTGTTGAGAAAGAACACATTGGCGCGGCGCATCTTGAGAAAATATTAGGCGGCACCTGGAAGCAGACAAGTTATAACGGCAACATCAGAAAGAATTATGCGGGGATTGGATATACCTATGATTCCCAGAGAGACGCATTCATACCGCCACGGCCATTTGCCTCTTGGGTATTGAACGAATCCACGGCACAATGGGAGCCACCGGTTCCAATGCCTGCCGATGGGAAAATGTATAGCTGGGATGAAGCAACAACTTCTTGGGTGGAATTATCATGAGTTCAATTCAAATAACTGGTAATGCAAGCGGCACAGGAACGCATACGCTTCAGTCTGCAAATACCAATAGCACCATCACCCAGACATTACCGACGTTAGATGCAGCGACGCTAGGCTACTTAAACGCCCCTATTAGCTCTACGACAACGACTGTAGCTACGTCAGACGTAGGCAAGGTCATTTCCTTGTCAGCGGGGATTACGATTCCTGATGCCACTTTTGCCGCTGGTGACATCGTCTCCTTGTTTAATAACACGTCGGGAAATTTAACGATCACTTGCTCGATTACGACAGCTTATGTGGCGGGAACTAACACTGATGCAGCGACGATGACGTTAGCAACGAGGGGCATAGCAACAATCTTATTTATCTCTAGTACCGTTTGCGTTGTATCCGGGAACGTGTCATGACCGGGATGTTCTTAGCGCTGCTGGGAGGGAAGGTAACAGTCACCGACCAGTTCTTTGAATACACCACGCTATTGTTACCCGGCAACGGAACCAACGGCGCACAGAACAACACGTTCTTAGACTCTGGTAATCCTGCTGAGTTCACCGGTTCTATTGCAGGCACAACGCTTACGGTTACTGCGGTTGCGTCTGGGACGATCAAGGTTGGTCAGTGGATTAGCGGCAGTGGCATTACAGCTTCGCCTCAGACAACGATCACAGCATTAGGCACTGGTACAGGCGGCATAGGTACTTATACAGTCAATCAATCACAGACTGTTGCAAGCACAACGATTACCTCTAACGGCTTCCCAATCACCCGTAACGGCAATACGACACAAGGTACGTTCTCACCGTTCTCGCAGACGGGGTGGGGGAATTATTTTAATGGTAGTAGTTCTTTAGCCACTCCCGCGACAGGTCAATTTAGTGCAACAGGCGATTTTACAATTTCATGCTGGGTTTATATACCGGCTTTTAGTACAGGAGTTATTGTTTCAAGTTGGGCTTCTACAGCTAGCGACCAATGGATGCTCGTTCATGAAAGCAACGGGTTTATTTTTTATGTAGGCGCTCCACAGACGCTTAATGCACCTAACACTGCGGTTACAAATCAATGGATGTTTTTGTCAGTAAGTCGCAGCGGTTCTGCGCTTTCTATGTATGCCAATGGATCATTAATAGCTAGTAATACAAGCTCCGCAACTATTGGCAATCCAAATCAATCAATATTGGTTGGACAAAGAGGCTTTTCAGGTAGCCCTGTTTATTTCACTGGTTACATTTCAGATGTAAGGATTGTCAATGGCACGGCAATTTCTGGGGCCACAGTTCCAACATCACCGGCAACAGCCGTATCAGGAACAGCATTATTAACCTGCCAATCCAACCGCTTTAGAGACGCAAGCACCAACAACTTCACCATTACCGCCAACGGCTCTCCCTCCGTACAAGCCTTCTCTCCATTCAACCCCAGTGCTAGCTGGTCTGCTGCGACTTATGGTGGGTCAGGGTATTTTGATGGGACTGGGGATTATTTGAGTGCGGCTAGTAATGCTGCGTTTACTTTAGGAAGCTCCACTGATTTTTGTGTAGAGGCGTGGATTTATTCAACAGGAACGCCCGGAACTGATGCTGTTATAGCCGGAACGTGGCAAAACGGTTCATCTGCTTTTGCTAATAGATGGCTTTTATCCTTGAGAACTAGTGGAACTGTTATTTACTGGTGGGACTCAACAGGAAGTCCTGGTATTACTTATACAGGAATTACAACAAATCAATGGGTTCATATTGCAGTTGCTCGGAGTTCAAGCACTATTACGTTATACGTTAATGGTGTATCAAGGGGGACTCAAACAACCAATCAGGCTTACACAACGCAAGATTCTTTGAAGATTGGAGGCGGCATAACGGGAACGGCGGATTTTCCTGGTTACATATCAAATTTTAGGCTTGTAGTTGGTTCCCCGGTCTACACTTCAGCCTTCACTCCTCCCACAGCACCTCTCACTGCCATCACCAACACCTCCCTCCTCCTTAACTACACTAACGCTGGTATTTACGATGCTACTAGCAAGAATGATCTGGAGACGGTGGGCAATGCTCAGATAAGTACGACACAGAGCAAGTTTGGTGGGAGCAGTATGGCTTTTGATGGGACGGGGGATTATTTAACGACAGTATCAAAACAAGAAATAATAATAGGAACATCAACATTTACTGCTGAAGCCTGGGTTTACCTAACATCATCAACAACAAATCAATGTATTTTTGGTGGATCATCTGCAAATAACCCATTTGCTTTGTATATAAACTCATCAACTCAAATAGCAGTAGATCAATACGGAACATCAGAAATAACATTTGCAGTACCAACAATTTCTTTAAATGCTTGGTATCACGTTGCCGTCGTAAGAAATTCAGCGACGACACGCGTTTATTTGAACGGAACAGAATCTACGACGGGTGGTGTTTCTGATTCAAGAAATTTTTCTGGCGCAACCAATCAAATTGGCGCTAACCAAACAAGCAACAGACTGCTAACAGGTTACATTCAAGATGCCCGTATAACTAAAGGCATTGCTCGCTACACAGCTAACTTCACTGCACCAACATCAGCGTTTCCCACGTTATAGGACTAGACCATGCAACATTGGACAAAGAACGGGTCTATCCCATCACAAGAAACCGACGGAACAGAGGGTTGGCAACAGGCTCCATCACCTCCTACAGACATCCCTGAAGGCAAGGAACTTGTATGGTTAAACTGGGAATGGATCGTAAGAAACCCTAAGCCACAAGATAGGGCAGGTTACCAGTGGAATTGGCAGCACGATACACGAAGTTGGGTAGAAGGATCGTGGGGGACTGTGGAGGTTGTAGAGCCTTTAACAACCATTGATGTAACCTTGTTTAGTTCGTCGCAAATCGAT